ATCTAGCACCGGGCGGTCTAGTAGGGTGAGCGCAATAACAACCCTACGGGGAACAATCGCGACTGCACTAGCTGATAATGCGGTGTGGCAGGTGTTTTCCTTCCCACCTGCTACACCACTTGCTAACAGCATTGTCGTTCAACCCGGTGATCCATACATTGAACCAAGCAATGACCATTACAAAACCGTTAAACCTAAAGCCAATTTCAAACTTGTGGTGCTTGCACCAATGTTTGACAATCAAGGCAATTTAACAAACATTGAGGATTTTTATTTGAACATTGTTAATAAGCTCGAAGCGTCATCGCTCGCTTATACAATTGGCACATTTAGTGCACCAGCAGTCTTGACTGGAATAGCAGGCGATCTGTTATCCGGTGAAGTATCTATCAGCGTTCTCTCAGATTGGAGCTAATAATGGCTGAAGTAGACAAAGAGCGCGAGGCTTTTCTGATCAAAATCGGTCAAGTAGAGCCAGTCGCAAAATCAGACAAACCAACCGCTAAGAAAGATGAGGAATAGTAAATGGCTATTTTCTTAAATAACAAGGTCGGTCTAAAGATCAACTCAATCGATCTTAGCGACCATGTAACTTCATTGACTCTCAATCAGGCTTTTGATGAGCTCGAAGTGACTGCAATGGGTGACACCGCACACAAGTTTGTAAAAGGCTTGGAATCAGGCACGTTGACCGTTTCGTTCCTAAATGATGAAGCTGCTAGCAACGTACTTGCTACACTTGCATCAGCGTACGGAACAACCGTAGCAGCCAAAACAATCAACGATAAATCAACTGCTATTTCAGCAACTAATGCTGTTTATACTTTTGATATTCTCGTCAACAATTTGACACCGCAAAATGGCGCAACAGGCGACATGAGCACAATGGACATCACGTTCACAATCAACTCCGCTATTACACGCGCCACAACTGGTACTTGGTAAAATAGGAGAAATGGGCAATGGCTAAGTTAATAATCACAAGGGCTGACGGTACAAAGAGCGAACACTCAATCACACCGTCTGTGGAGTATGCGTTTGAGCAGCAATTCCGTAAAGGCTTCCACAAGGCTTTTAGAGAAGATGAGAAACAAGAGCATATTTATTGGCTGGCTTGGGAATGTCTGCGCCGCGCAGATGCTCCGGACGTTAAACCTTTTGGTGCGGCGTTTCTGGACACACTAGCTGCGGTGGATGTGGTTGCAGGCGATTCCCCAAATGGCTAACGCGCGATTCCTTCACGTATCGGGTTGCTCAATTGAGTATCCATACCGGGATCGCGCCAAGCGAGTTTATCAATATGGACACGGATCTGCTCAAAGCCTTTTATGAGGTACTAAAGCAGCAAGCGAAAGACAGGGAAAATGCCAGTCGTGGTGGAAGGCGTACCAGAGCTTAAGAAGGCTTTGAAAAAGTTTGCGCCTGACCTTCGCAAGCAAATGGATGATGAAATCCGTGTTGCACTTAAAGAAGTTACAAATGCCGCTAAAGCCAAAGTTCCCGGTCAAGCTCCCGGCGGTCTTTATAATTGGCAAGACACAGGTATTGCGCCAAAGAGTCGCACGTCACGTGCAGGTGGATTTCCTAAATATAACGCTCGCGTAATACGGCGTGGATTGACTTATTCACTTGGACGCAGTAAGCGCAACATGAGCGGATTTGCAAGTCTTTACTCATTGCTCAATAAATCAGCATCAGGATCAATTGCTGAAACAGCTGGACGCGCAAGCGGCATCAGCGGTAGTTCACGCAGTCAAAGTAATAACCCACAGGCAGGATCTAGATTTATAGGCGGCATGAATGGCATTGGCCCAATGAAGTCGCTTGATGGTCGCCAAAAATCAACTGGTCGCATCTTGTTTGCTGCTTATGCAGAAAATGAAGGTAAAGCATTGGATGGCGTTATGCGCGCCATTGACAAAGCCAGTCGTTTATTTAAGGAACGTGCCAGAGTCAGAAAGGCTGCTTAATGTCAAATATTCGCATTGATATAGCATCTGAGTTCAAAGATAAAGGTTTTAAGCAAGCTGAGAAGGCAACTGGTGGCTTACAGGGAAATCTAAAGGCATTAGGCAAAACGCTGGTTGGCGTTTTATCCGTACGTGAAGTTTATCAATTTGGCAAGGCGGCAGTTAAGGCGTTTAGTGAAGATGAATTAGCCGCCAAGCGGTTAAGCCAAAGTTTAGGCAATCTTGGCTTAGCCTTCGAAGATTCTCGCGTCACAAAGTTTATTTCAGACCTTGAAGCCACTAGCGGTGTGCTCGATGATCAACTTCGTCCAGCGTTTCAGTCGCTATTGACCACGACAGGTTCAGTCACAAAGTCACAAGAACTTTTAGGTTTAGCATTAGACGTAGCAGCAGGATCGGGGCAGGACGTCCAAACTGTCGCATCAGATCTCAGCAAGGCATACGTAGGAAATACTAAATCACTTGCCAAATACAACACCGGGTTATCACGCGCCGAATTGCAGACCGCATCATTCGCAGATGTGCAGGCTTTACTGGCACAACAATTTGCAGGTCAAAATGCTGCATATCTGGACACTTACGCAGGTAAAGTAGCCATTCTGAATGTGGCTTACGCCAACATGCAAGAAACGGTCGGCAAAGGCTTAGTCGATGCTTTTCAGATTCTTTCAGGTGATCAAGGCATTGCTGGCGGTACTTCCGCAATGGATTCATTTGGAGATTCTGTTGCAAATAGTGAACGCGGTATAGCAAAACTGATAGCTGCATTTAAGAGTCTTGACTCTTATTTGCCGATGGTTAAGGAGTTCGGTACTGCTCTTTTGAAAGAACGTAATATTTTCGGGGCGGTCGCCGAAATTGGTAAAGTTAAACCCGCTCCATTCAAGACTCCTATGACTGTAAGCGGTTCAACCGATGCTCAGACCAAGATTGACCGCGCTCGCGCTAAGGCTGAAGCCGATGCCACAAAGCGCGCTAAAGAATTATTGGCATTGACCAAAAAATCCGTCAAGGCACAAGAAGCCCTAAACAAGAAGAAAAAAGAAGAAGGCATATTGGGTCAAATTGCCCAACGTTTTGATCTTGAACGCGTACAAATTGCTGCTGCATTGGGTGGAAAAATCAATGACGTTGAACGCCTACGTTTAGAACTGATGCAGGCCATTCTTGATGAAGATGTCAAACGCGCAATTATTCTTGAAGGTCAATTGATTAAAGCCGAAGCTGCTGCGCAAGAATTGGCAGATTTGTTGGATAGTCTTGATGAATTGGTAGGAGATCCATTTACCGATTGGCCTGCCAAAATCACACGCATCCAAGAATTGCTAAAGCAACTCAAAATCAATATTCCAATTGAAACGTTATTTGCTGAAAAAGGTCTAAAACTAGATCAGACCAAGATGACTGTCACAACGCTTGAGCGTATGGATGTTGATGCAAACAACGTTTACATCAATGGCCAATTACAGCAAACCACAACCCCAACCGCCGTTATCAGCAACAATCCTTCATCTAATAGTGAATTGGCTAGTACGGCGTTTGCCGAATATGCGGCAGGCAATCCCATTCTTGTTGGTGCTGTGGAATCCCATGCAGACGCGATGGTTACACTTGCCGAATCAGAACTTGCACTAGCAGATTTATTGCTTGAAGAATCTATGGCTGGAGATACGGTTATCAACGTCACGGTCGAAGGCTCAGTCACCGCCGTTCAAGATTTGGCCGAAGTCATCACCGACATTCAATACGAGTACCAAAGAAACGGAAAGGGTCTGCGCTTTAGCAGCATTGCAATCTAATGGCAGCTCCCACAATTCGTGTCTTTGTTGACTTTGATAGCGAAACCGCGTTTGAAACCAATCCGCTTATCCTAGACTCAGCAACTAAAGGCATATTAGGAACTAATCGCTTAGGATCTGGAACATTGCCTGTTGAAGTTACCAGTTTAGTTACGCGAGTCAATATCCGTCGTGGGCGCAACCGCATCACAAGTAAGTTCGAGTTTGGCAGCGCGGAAGTCGTTTTGTATGATCAGAATGGCGACTGGAATCCGATGAACCCTGCCGGAGCGTATTACCCCAACCTTGTGCCATTGCGTCAAATTATTATTTATGCGACTTATCTTGGCGTTGATTATTACCTGTTTAGCGGCTTTATCACTAATTACGACACAGGCTTTAGACAAGGCAATGAAGATGTTTCTACGGTAAACCTAAAGTGCGTAGATGCGTTTAAGCTGCTAGCAGGTTCAGCCATTACGACTGTGGCTGGGACAAGTGCAGGTCAACTCTCAGGTGCTCGCGTGAGTGCCCTTTTAGATGCCGTAGATTGGCCTTTAAGCCTTCGTGAGATAGATATTGGCAACTCAACCCTTCAAGCAGATCCGGGCACGTCTAGGAACGTTTTAGAGGCTTTGCAGACCGTTGAGAACAGCGAGTTTGGCGGCATCTTTGTCGATGGCCAAAGCAACGTGGTGTTTGTAGATCGTGACTCGCTCATTACTAGGCCAGCCACTAGTTTGTATGACTTCAATGACGACGGCACAGATATTTCCTACACCAATGCTGTTGTGGCTTATGACGACACCACGCTCATCAATGACGTGACAGTCACACGCTCAGGCGGCAGCGCACAGAACGTTTATGACCAGACAAGCATTGACACGTTCTTCCTTCATTCGGGCATCCGCGATGGCATCCTTGTCCAAACTGATATTGAAGCCCTTAATCAGGCAAAGGGCATTTTGGCTACTCGCAAAGATCCCGAAGTCCGAATTGACTCAATTCAACTTAACCTTTATGACGACATCAATCCTAACAAGCCTAAAGCAGGCGTGGATATAGATTTGCTCGATGGCATCACGGTCACAAAGACAATGCCGGGAGCGACCAGCGTTACACAGCCAAGCCTTGTCAACGCTATTCACCACGATATTACCAAGTCATCATGGATGACAACCCTATTCACTTCTGAGCCTTTATTGGCTGGCTTCGTGTTAGACAGCGCAGTTAGCGGTATACTTGACTCAGACGTGCTGAGCTACTAAGGAGCAATCAATGGCAGGTGCAGGATATAAGCTGTTTAACACAGGAGATGTGCTTACAGCAGCTCAGGTAAACACTTATTTGCAGGAGCAGGCGGTGATGCGTTTTGCTAGCGCAGCCGCGCGTACGACCGCACTCTCAGGCGTTCTTGCTGAGGGAATGGTGTCATATCTTATGGACACCAATGCTGTTGAAGTTTATGATGGATCAGCATGGGTGGGAGTAGCAACAGGCGACATAACTGCCGTAACTGCTGGAACTGGTATTAGTGGCGGTGGAACATCTGGTGCAGTAACAATAACAAACTCGATGGCAACAGAAATAACTGCTGCTGGTGACATTATTGTCGGTACGGGTTCGGGCACATTTGACAATTTGCCAATCGGAACAACAGGACAAGTTCTCACGGCAGACACGACGGTTAGTCCATACAAAGTCAAATGGGCAACAACAACATCAAGCTCTGGATTAACTTTAATTTCTACAACAACTTTGAGTGCCGTTTCATCGCAATCGATAAATAGCGTATTTAATAGCACTTATACCAATTATTTAATTTTATTCAATATAACTTCAGCAAGTGCTAATTCGGGTTCAATTTTAATGCGATTAAGAGCATCGGGAACCGATGCAACTGCATCAAATTATTTTTATGGCGGATTTATCAATTACAATGGAACAGTAAACAATAATTATGGAACAACGACATACTGGAAAATTGGAAATAATCAAACAGGTGGAAAAGGGGCAGCAGTAATCAATTTATTCGCTCCAAACTTGGCTAGTAATACGCAAGCAACTATTTTAATAAGCGAGTTTGGTGATACGGCAGAACACTATTCTGGAAATCATAGCGTCAATACCGCTTATGATGGTGTCACAATTTACACTTCAGACAGTACGACAATCACAGGAGCGGTGAGCATTTATGGTTACAGCAAATAAAGAAATTTGGGTGGGCATTGACGATAATAAAATTAAATTAGAAGGCGATGCTCTTGAAGCCTATTTGGCACAATTAGCACTTGACCAAGAGGAAATTAAACGTTTGGAAACTTTAATTGAAGAAGCAAAACAAAAAAGATTAATTGCTTTATCTAAACTCAAAGCCATTGGACTCGATGAGGATGACCTAAAGGCACTTGGCCTTTAGCCACATTCCCAAGATTTTGACAATCAAGAAAGTATAGGTAATGCCAAAACTGTGCAAAGCGGGGCAACAGTTACGCGAGCAGATTGACGATGCGTTCCCCGATAGAGATCGAAGTTCGGATGGTTGGATCGGTGACGCGAAGCATGCAGCTCGTAAGTCCGATCACAATCCTTCTGTTGAAGGCATTGTACGTGCCATCGACATTGATGCTGATTTGCGATCCCATGCATCCGAAGCATGCGACCTTGCTGATCAGCTTCGATTACTTGCCAGATTTGATAAACGAATTTCTTATATAATTTTTAATCACAAGATTGCATCGTGGCGTGGCAATTACAAGTGGCGTAAATACAAAGGCATCAACCCACACACAAAGCACATTCATATTAGTTTTACTGCTAAGGGCGATTTTGACGGCAGTATGTTTCGCATCCCATTACTAACAGGAGAACCTATCAATGGAGCAAGCAAAAGCAGTCGCCGCAAGTT